GGGGGGAATCTCCCCCCCCCTTTGGATTATTAGACTGAATCCAAGACTGAATTCTTGTTTGTAGCTTTACCATGAAACGTTCGCGATACATGGAATGCTACTTCGTAGAATTTAAGTTCTTTTCTCGGCATAACCCAATATCAATGTTATATAATATTTACCTGGCCCGTCACTTGTGACGCTGTGACTCGTAGATTTGTATATGAATTATATTAGGCTTATTACTAGACTGTTGAACTCGTATCTAGTTGAAAAACGAGACGCAAAATTTTGTTCTGATTCCGATTGTGAATATAATTTTTGCGAAGATGACTAATACCCTCACCCTTTCAGTGTGCAGAGTATTATTTAACCCGTATGTCATTGAAAAACGGATTGTGTGTATTTTTACCCTAAAGGTACCTAAAGTGAAGTTAATAGGAATACATATATTAAAGGAATGGACATTCTCCTTTGATGATTACTTGTTGGATTACCATCATTTAATTTGGCACATCATAAAGTTATTTCGCCAATAGGGATACTGATCCAGTACTCCCAGCTAATGCGTGCAATAGTACAATTTAGAAGTTGGTCCACCTTGTTCGGATTACTGACAAAAACCTGAAACTTGCCATGTCCCGAGCTGCTAAAAAATTACAAAAGGAATCTGAGTATGTTGAATATAAAGTTGATCCTAAATACTTAAAAGAAGTTGATAAGAAGCATGTCGATGAGAAAATATCTCAAGACTCTATAAAATCTGAATTTAATTTCAAGAAAAATAAAGCTGTTGCTAAGCAAATTAGAAATTCTAAAGTATCTAGAGATCCTGAAATTAGAGAGGCTAGAAGAAATTTTGTAGAAGATTCTTTTTCATCTAAAGATAGAAATTTTAAAATTGTAGAAGTCGAAAGACACCCTAAAGCTATTGCAGCTCATGCTAAGCGCATTGAGAAGCAAATAGTTAAAACAATTGTAGAAGAAAAATTTAAAGATGAAGATAAATTGAAGACTAATCCTAAGGAAGTATTTGAAGGTTTAGATGATTATGTAGAGACTCATGATGAGGAAATGCGCCGCCTAAAGGCAGAGCGCGCTCAAGCTAAGATAGATGCTTATAATGCTGAATTGGAAAGTTTTGCAAATAAATCTGAAATTAAGATTGATGAAGTGGTTTCAGATGATTTAAAGCCTAAACCTAAGGAATTATTAAAAGTTAGATCCATAAAAGAAATTCGTAAAAATCCTAAAATGGATCTTACAGCTCCTAATTACAATGAAGTAAGAATGTTAGAACTTGAGAAAATTAGAAAAGCTAAGGAGCAATCTAGGAATGATAGAAGAAATTATCGTAATATGTCTAAACAGGAAGCTCAAAAAGTTAGGCAATTTGGAGTTATCCATAAAGCTGAAATGGCGATGATAGAAGTTACTGTGGATCATTTAAAGATAGAACAGGAAGAAAAAGAGAAAGCTAGAATTGCTAAACATCAGGCCAAAAGGACTGAAAAGAAAGTTTTAAAGAAAGAGCAGCAAGCCAATAAATTGAGGCATGCTGCTGTACACGCCGCTATTATGAAAGATAGATTGATTAAAAGAGTAGCCAAAAAAGAAGCTCGCAAAGAGCGTAAAACATACCAAGGCGAGGCTTTTACAACGTATGGTGATGATATAGAATGTGATTATACCGGTGAAGATGACAGTGATGAGATAAAGTGCACAATTTGTGAACGCTTTGTTTTATTCACTGTATCTAGCTTTGTTAGAATCTTTAATACTGATGTTTATAAGATTGGGAATTTGAGTTGTTGCGAGCAAAGTGCATATATTGAATGGAACAATGAACTCTTTGATTTATTGGCCAAAGGAGCCGTTACTAGACAAGAAATTTTAGTTAGTAAGCCTGAAAAGGAATATCATAAGAGTCTAACTGTCAGTTGTTCATGGTGCCTGGAGCGTACCACCTACACGATTCCGGAAATTGAAGCCGTGAGGGCAAAGGATCTGGATAGTCGTTCGTGTTGTGAAGATTGCCTGTTGGAAATGATTGAATGTGAAGACTTTGTAGGAGAATCAAATTCTGCTCAAGAGACAAAGGAATTGGAAAATGCAATATTTGTCGAAGAGGAGGAGATGGCTCGTCGTATAAAAGAACGACAGAGACAAATTGACGCCGATGCAGAAGTAGCACGCAAGCTTCAAGAGGCCACTGTGGAATTGACTCGTAGAAATATAGAAGAATCTGATAAACAGCGCAAATTAGAAAATGAAAGGTTCCTGGATATGATTAAGAAGTTGGACAAGGATAAAATTCGGGCTAAGAACTTGAAGCGGAGCCCCTTCATGAAAAAGATGTCCCATTATTTTGATACTACTGGTATTGAGAAGATGGTCAAATCTATGAAGGAAGGTACTGCAGAGAGTATGAATAAGTTTGTTGGTTTTATTCAGTCTACTACTACCAAAGTGAATGAATATGAGAATTCGTTGAATAAGTGGTTGACTGATCAGAGTGTGGATCCTAATTGGATCTTGGACATTGAAGCTACCATTTTATTCTTGTATCAGATATCTCGGTGTAGGGATTTTTCGGACTACTATAGTGTTGCTTTTCTTTTTACTCGTGCTGTTCTTACTGATGGAATTATCAAGACTCATGCTCTAGCTGGTTCGATAGCTGCTATGGCTCGCGTGCTTGCTAAAACCCCAAAGGATGAATATGTCGGTGAAGCGTGGTCAGATTCAGTTGACAGTGTGATGACTATATTGACATCTGGCGTTGAAAGCACTATTTTTAACACAGTGAAGAAGATGATTGGTGGTATTTTTGCTTTGAAATTTTTCAAGAAAGAAACGGCCATTAAGGTGTATGATTACATTGGAAAACCCGAAGGAAATACAATTTTGGATCATGTGCTGGCTATTTTATCCGGATTGAAATCGTGTTTAGATGTTGCAGAATCTTGGTGGAAGGGAGATGGTATAGAAAGCGCCTTTGCGAAGGATCCCGTTTATGCCATGCGCTCCGAAGCATCGCGATTACTGCACTATAAAGATAGGTTATATTCGGGATTTCCGGCACCTGGCCATATGGATCGAGCTGATTTTATTAAAGAAGGATCCAAGGTTTTGGACTATTATAGGAAGTATAAAGCCACGCACCCTGGTTTCAACAAAGATAAGAAGGAAGCTCAAGATCTGTATTGGTCGCTGGAGGAAGCTGTTCACGTCGCGCAAACTTATGTGAATTCACGAATGAGACCTATGCCTGTTGGAATTGTGAATTATGGGCCACCGGATATTGGAAAATCCAGTATTACTCAAGTGTTGTATAAAGTCTTTTGCCTCGCTAGGGGATATGACTTCACACCAGATATGGTGTATACTCGAGATACAACTGATGAATTCTGGAGTAATTATAATTCATGGTATAAGATACTTCGATTTCCCGAGATTGGAAATCTCCATAAAAAAATTGCAGCTAGTGTTGGAGATCCGGTGGCGTTGGAATTGTTGTCGGTGATGGATAGAATGCCGAAAGCAACTAATCAGCCCAAGTTAAATGATAAAGGAACTGTCTTCGTGCAGGCTGAATTGATTGTTGCGGATACAAATGTAGCGGATATGAATTTTAAGGAGATAGCAAATGTTCCGGGGGCCTATTTTAGGCGCTTTTGGCAGCTAGAGAGTAGAGTAGATCCGTCTGTCACCAAAGATGGTGGCTCCGGATTGGACCCGCTAAAATGCCCAGAGAAGGATTTGTATGATAAGTGGCTATTCACATTAAGACTACCACGCATGGTCGGTAACCAGTGTGTGTACTACACGGTTGTGGAAGACGTTTCGGTATATGATTTGTGTGAAGCTTTATATGTGTTGTTTGTAGAACATTTCAAGAATGAGAAGCAGATCCTGGCGAGGGAAGAGAATGAAGACATACGAAAATATTTTAGGAGTAGAGACCAATTTGAACCGATGGATGATTACTTGGTTGAAAGATACACAGAGAAGCTCAAACAGAACCCGGAGGCGCAGAAGGTGACAAAGAAATTTGATATTAGTCTTGTTGCGGGGTTGTTTGATCTGAATAATGAGATAGAAAGTCCTCCTGATTTCATAGATGGAACTGATCATGATCTAATAGACTCTACTTTTCAAGGCGAGGCTTGGGGAGATGTTCAGAGGTGGAACCCGCTTGGCAAATCGTGTGGTCATAGTGTATTCTATGATTGCGGTTGTCCAGAAAGGCCTCCTCCAGATCATTACCCCGAGTTTGACCCCCCCAAGAAAGGTCTATTGAGTTCGTTGAAGACAAACATTTATTGCATGACAGAATGGACTACTGCCACTTATTTGGTTTCCCGTAACTTGATTCGGGAGTGTGCTTCGCTGTACCGCTTCCATTACTATACGCATGTTAAGGCTCTTATGGGGCCGGTTTACAATATAACATGCCTGTTGACTGATTTGGTGAAGTTGTTCGTTTTCTTTACAATTTTCAAACAAATACTTGTTTGGCCCGTTGCTCTGGCATTGGCAATGGGATTTTCTTTTCCGTTTGAACGAATGGCTGTTGATCATAAGTTAGAAGTTGAACTAGCGGAACGTAGAGAATCGACTACCGCCGCTATTAAATATAACTATCAATGGTTGCAGGCCCATTTCGGAATGTTTAAGTTTACCCTGCCAAAGCCTAAGGAATTGGTAATATTAGTTAGTGGCTTGACTTTTGCTATTGGAGCCCTCTATGGAGCGAAAAAGTTAGTGGATACTGTTCGCGGCCGTAAGGAAATACCATATGCGGGAGAAGCCACTGGATTTGTGAATGCCAGTGAACACGATCAGAAGATTAATGATATTGAAGAAAAAGCTATGTGTGGAAAGAGTGTTACATGGATCAAGAATAAGGTTACAAATGTTTGGTCTACATTTGATAGTACGGGACTGGATTGGACCTCCAATCTTAAGCAGCTACAAAAGGTTCATGAAGCTGCCCCAAAGATTTTGAGGAATTCTAAGTTCTGTGTTGTTACAGATGCGAAAGGGAAAGTGAACCGGGCCCATATTCTAGGTGTCAAGTCCATGTATGCGTTAATGCCGTCGCATCTCTTGAAGGGAGATGGGCCATGGGATGTAAAAGCGTATACTGGAGGAAAACTAGATGAGACCGGACCTTATATTCCAGTTCGCATCACGCGTGATGATCTGAAAATCTTGGAAAATGATACTACATTCGTCAAGATGGTTGGATTACAATTTGCAGATATTACAAAGAACATTTATCATGGTCCTGTTAACCAAGCTGATGGTTGGATAGCTGGTAATTATATAACTGTGAAACCTGATAGACATGTTGTCAATTTTGCCGGACTGCCTAAAGTCCTTGATTGTGTTAATTATAAATGGCATGAACATACACTGGGAATGTGTGGAATACCTGTCTTCGCAGATGTCGGTAAGACATGGGCCATAGTAGCTCTGCATAATGGTGGAAAGCCCCATAGTATGGATTGCAGTGCCTCGTTGATACCCAGTTTTATGCCTTATATTGGTGAGAGTTGTTTGGTTGATTATAATTCTAGAGGAGAAATTATTCAAACTCTACCACCCGCTAAGAAATCCTTGGTTCACTATGAAAATATTGAATGTATGGAGTACCTGGGACGAGATGGTGGCAGAATAGAAATTAAAAATAAAAGTAGATTACAACTTACAGGCTTGCCAGCGCAAGATATATTGATGGAGGCGTTCCAGGAGGAAATAGAAGATGATTCCGCAAAACCAGCAATGATGCCGTGTGGATCGGGGAAAAATTATAAATCTCCTTGGAATACTGCTTTTAGAAAGATGTCTAGGAAAAGAAAGACATTAGATAGCAAGATTTTGGAAGAAATTGTAAGATTGTATATTGAACATGTAGTGGAGCGAACCGGCCCACACATTTGTTCACCTTATGATTTAGAAACAGCTATAAATGGTTCAGAATTTGATGACTTTATTCGCAGAATCAATGTGAAGACTGCGGCTGGATATGGACTTAAAGGTAAGAAGAAAGATTACCTTCCACTTGTGGACGAAATAATGCGTGAGCTCACCCCCGAGCTTCGTGCAGAGGTTGCTCGCATGTGTGCCATTTATGAGAAGGGTGAAGTCTGTAATGTCATCTTTAGTTCGTCATTAAAAGATGAACCTAGACCAATATCTAAAGTTATAGAACTTGATACAAGATTGTTCTACCCTAGTCCTTTAATTTTCCTAATTCTTTGTCGAATGTTTTTGGGCCCTATATTTACCCAGTTACAGCGGGACGGTGACACTTTTGGCACTGCGCTGGGGATAGATATGCACAGACAGGCTCAGGAGTTGTTTGACAAGTTGAAAGAGTATGAGGATATTATGGAGGGTGATTATGGTGCTTATGATTTGGGAATGCCATTTGGTATATCCTGGGCAGCAGCATCTGTCATCTATGGCTTAGCTAAGGCATGGGGATACTCGGAATACGCCCTTAAGATAGTTTTGGGTCTTCTGTCAGAAATGCTTTTTGCAAAAGTTGAAATTCTTTCTGATATTTTTGAGATTCTAGGAATCCAACCTTCTGGGGCTTATGATACAGTTGTTATTAATACAATACGCGGTCGGTTGATGCTGATGTACTACGCCGCTTATAATGGTATAGATTTTTTTAAGAATATTATGGATGTGATTTTTGGTGATGATGTTCTGGCTGGAGTTTCAAAACAAGTCAGAGAAATTTTTAATTCAATTAAGTATGCTGATTTTGTGAGGGATGTCTTTGGGATGGATTTTACCAGTGCTACAAAGGGTAAGGTTCTAGAGCCATTCGTTTCAAAGAAAGACATGTCTTTTTTGAAAAGGAAGTTTATTCATCATCCGGATTTGAAAGACATACGTGCACCATTAGCCAAGACTAGTTTGGTTAAAATGATCAAGTGGCGAATGCCCGGTGACGTACCAGTTATAACACAGATGAATGATATAACACGAGCTTTTTCTAGAGAGCTCTATCTTTTCGGCCAGCGGGATGCTTACAACCGTGGCAGGAGGATGTATATGGAAAAATTTAAAGAGGCATATAATGTAGAATGTGAACACTTTCTAGAATATGATGATTACACTGATATATTTAGCCAAGAGGAAGCTAAGCACGTAACCTTGGAAAACGTGCATATCGTACCTATTGGGGTTTCAAATAATTACAAGTTTGATTTTAACGATATTGCGGGCGAGAACCCGCGTTATAAATTTATAGTTGAGGGCGAGGAAGATAAATTGGGTCCTCTGTCCCTATAATTCAATTTGCAAATGATAAAATACATAAAATTCTATATAAGTTAGAATTAGAAATTAAAGAAGTAGAACTTGAGATATATAACCGAGGATTTGGAGATATAAAGATGTTGGGCAATACGCGACTTATAAAGAGGCAGAGATTGTACATCTCGGACCCCATAGCACGTAAAACGACGGATCAACGTTTAAAACTTCTATCAAGATATAAGTCACTTTTAATTACAATAGAGCGTTTCCGGAATATATTGAGTGATAAAGGATACTATGGCGAGTCCGATGATGGACCAACTAAAATACAAACGAACCGTAGTCATCAAGATGAACAATATCGAGGAGAATCAGACGTAACTCAAGAGAGTGGTCCGGTTTCTGAGTCGGTGATAGTGGAGCATGAGAATATCCGCGATGTGGGAGGTGATGACCCACTTGCAGTGGATGTTAATGATTCATTTGGAATTGAGATACTACGAGAGATCCCAGCGGATCTGGAAGATTTTTTGAGCAGGCCTATTAAAATTGTGGCGCAACAGTTGACTCTGAATAGTGACATAGATCTCACGTTGGGAATATGGGACTTATACTTTGCAGATCCAACTGTTCGTGCGAAGTTGAGGAATTTTGGGTTCATACGCGCGAATTTGTGTTACCGAATTGCAATGAGCGCAACGCCGTTTCATTTTGGAATGATTCAGGCTTCTTATGTGCCGTATCCGGCGGAAATTCCAGCTTGGCAGTGGTACCTCACTGGACCCGGGGGGCGCTTCCAAAAATTGGTTTATTTGTCGCAGATGTCAGGCACGAAAGTTATAGATGTTAAGAGTAATAGACCGTATGATTTTAAAGTTCCGTTTATATCACCATTAGCAATGGCTAGATTGTTTAACATTAGTGAGACTATTCTAGCTGATACCGATAATTTTGATGATTTATCGCCGATGGGAGACTTAGAGATACATACATTGAATCAGATAAAGTGTGCGAGTTCGGGCGGTTCTAATCCCGAATTGTTTGTTTACGCCTGGTTAGAGGACGTTACGTTGGGTTGCCTTACTGGTACAGTTTTGCAGATTACATCAGAGAGTATGTACGAAGGTGAATCAGATGAGAGGAAAGTTGGGCCTGTGGAATCGGTTGCAACGAAGGCGTTGAAAGTAGCTGACATGCTCAAGAAGGTACCTGTTATAGGGCCTTGGGCTGAAGCCTCTAAGATGTTTTTGTCTCCTTTGAAGCAGATAGCTTCGCTTTTCGGCTGGTCTGTACCCACTATGAATACAGAACCTCACCGTATGAGACCAGAACCGTTTCAGAATGCGGCTAATGTCATTGGTTACGATACAGGTCATAGACTAACTCTGGATCCTAAG